CTGTGCGCGCTGGCGGTCGTCGTCGCGTTCATCGCACGAAGCGACGGTCTGTCGTGAACCGCGTCGCGTCGACGATGACAACGGACGACTGGCACGAATGGCGGCGCGGCGGAATCGGCGGGTCCGACATCGCCGCCCTAGTCGGACTGTCCCGCTACGCGTCGCCGACATCGCTGTACTACGAAAAAACAGGACTACTCGCCCGCGACCACGAAGACACAGAACGCCAGCGAATAGGGCGGCGAATGGAAGGGCTACTAGCCGAAGAATTCCGCGACCGTACGGGCCTGTATTGCGTAGGCGCACAAACCCTGTGGGCGAACCCTGACTACGCGTTCGCGCGATGCACACTTGACGGATTCGCCACAGAAACACCCGACATAGACGACGCCGCGGTACTCGGGACCGTCCAGTTCAAAACAGACGGGCGGTTCGGCTGGCCTGACGGCGTACCGCCGAACATACGCGCCCAGTGTGTCTGGGAAATGGGCGTCACAGGTCTGCCGAATTCGTGGCTAGTCGTCATGTTCGCAGGGTTCCGAATTCAGGTTTACGAAATCCCGTTCGACGCCGACGCCGCGAACGATTGGCTGTTCATGCTGTCGACCGCGACCGAATTCTGGGACCGTGTCACCACAGGCGACCCGCCGCCGCCCGACGACCACGAAGCGACGACACGCGCCCTAGAAGCGGTCCACGAACCAGACCCGACACTAGAACGCGACGCCGACGACACGACACGCGACCTAGTCGACCGACTACGCGCCGCGAAAGCGAACACGAAAGCGGCGAAGGCGACAGAAGACGCCCTGTCGAACGAACTACGCGCCGTAATCGGCGACGCCTACGACCTAGTCGACGACGGGCGAGTCATCGCGTCCTGGCGACCGCAGACCGCCCGACGATTCGACGTCGAAGCGTTCCGCACGAACTACCCAGACCTCGCCGACGTCTACACGAACGAAACCGACACACGCGTACTACGCCTACACACACAGAAGGGGAAATAATGCCCACAGGAACCACAGTCGAACAGGCGGCGAAACAGGCGGGCGACGCGAAAGACGTCGCGCAAACCCATCTACAACATCTGCGAACCAGTATCGAAAAAGCAGAACCACAGTTCGCGATGGCCCTACCCGAACACGTCCGTCCCGACAGGTTCATACGCGCCGCGCTTACCGCGCTGAACGTCGTTCCACGACTCGCCGAATGCGAACCCCGTTCGGTCATCGCGGGGTTAATGCAAGCCGCGCAGCTGGGCCTAGAAGTCGCCGACGTCCGCGGCCAGTGTTACCTGATACCGCGCCGCGACTCACGGGCGGGAGTGATGAAAGCGACCTTTCAGCTGGGCTACCGCGGAATGATTGACCTAGCCGCCCGTAGCGGAATCACAGTCACAGCCGAAGAAGTGTGCGAAGGCGACGCGCTGGACTACACGCTCGGGTCCCGCCGGCACCTGACCCACAGACCGACACTGGGTCAGCGCGGGAAGGCGTACGCCTACTACGCCGTCGCGACGTTCAGCGACCACCGCGAACCCGAATTCAAAATCATGGGTCGCGCCCAGATAGAAGAACACCGCGACCGCTTCGCCAGCACACGCGACGGGAAAGGGACCGTAACGGGACCGTGGGTCGAACACTTCGACGCAATGGCCCGAAAGACAGTGATTCGCGCCCTACTGAACTACCTACCCGTGTCCGTCGAACTACACGAAGCGTTACACGCCGACGCCATAGAAGCGACCGCCGTCGACACACGCCCGACGTCGCCCGAACTACCCGCGAACGTCGACGGTCTGACAGGCGAAATCGACGCGATGACCGTTATCGAAGTCGACGACTCGCCCACGTCGTGAACCCGCATAGACACTTTCAAGTCGGCGACGCTGGCATAGCGGGCGGCGTCAACTGGCGGATAGTCGAAGGACGAAAAGCGCCAGGCGATATGCGGCTGGAATGGTATGTAAACGAACGCTGGCAACCAGTCAGCATGGACACGATATTCGTCGCCGTCGACGTCATCTGTCAGAACGAAGACTTCCTGTATCCGTACCCCGCCCGCGGCGGTCAGCTACTCATACGGGCGATAGGCGACGCCCGCCTGTACGGCTACGAATACGCGTCAGGCTGGCTGGCCCTACAGCGACGAAATCACGAACAGGTCATGTCGTGAGTCTGTCGCCGACTCAGCTGTCGCTACGGGCGTACCGCGAACTGGGGTACGTCGCCGAAGTCGTCGAACGCTGGGTCAGCCAGCCCGCGCCAGGACACCGAAAGGACCTGTTCGGGTTCGTCGACGTGTTGGCTGTCGGCAACGGGTTAACCGTCGCCGTGCAATGCACTAGCGACGCGAACGTCGCCAGTCGCATACGGAAAATCGCCGACGAAGAAGCGCTACCGAACCTGCGCGAAGCGGGCTGGATAGTCGTCGTCCACGGCTGGAAGAAACAGGGCGGTCGCTGGGTCGTCCGCGAAGTGAACGTGTCGTAATGCCATATCGCCCGACGCCCGACGCGCTAGACCGTGACGCCCGAACGCTGCTGCTGGTTCTGGCTATCGCGCTGCGCAACATGGACCGTCTACACATCGCCCGCGGCGAAGAAGAAACCAGTACAGGAACATGCTGGCTACCCGAACAGGAACACTTGCCGAACGGACGGCCGTAATGGCTGGAACGCGCTGGGTCCGGCTGGACGTCGACTACCTACAGAACCCGAAAATTCGGGCGCTGTCGAAGGACGCCCGCTGGCTACACCTGGCGTCGATTCTGTACACAGGTTCACAGCTGACGGACGGACAGATAGCTGACAGAAGCGTTACATACGTCGGACAGACGGCTGACATCGCCGCTAGATGGACCCGCAGAAGGGCCAGTGAATTAGAAGCGGCTGGGCTGTGGGTCCCGAACGACGGCGGCTGGACGCTTCACGACTTCGACGTAATGAACCCGCAGCTAATACGGGAAAACGTGGAACGTGAACGGGCGCGCTGGCGTGAACGTCAGGCCCGCTGGCGAAAGTACAGGTTCGACAATGTCACGCCGTGAGTCACGCCGTGAGTCACAGGGACGACGTGACATGACATGACATATGACTTACACGCGTAGACAACTAAGGGTTTTACGCGTACCCGCCCGCTGTGCAAAACCCTGTGAATTGACCGAACACGAAAGGACCCGAACATGACCGAAACCCAGGGCTGGCTAATCGTTATCGAACTGGCTGTCATCGCCCTAGCCCACCTACGAACACTGATAGGACGATGACCCGACCACGCCTACTAGACCTCTTCTGCGGCGCGGGCGGCGCGGCGATGGGCTACCACCGCGCAGGGTTCGACGTGACCGGCGTCGACATAGAACGCCAGCCGCACTACCCGTTCACGTTCCACCAAGCCGACGCCATGACCTACCCGCTGAAAGGGTTCGACGTAATACACGCTTCGCCGCCATGCACAGACCACACAGAACTATTCTCAGCGCGCCGCGAAGCAGGCACGGGATGGATGCTGACAGCAACACTGGAACGACTCGCCCACGAACGGCGACCCTGGGTCGTCGAAAACGTCCCAGGCGCGGCGCGGCTCATGCCGAACGCCTTCACGCTGTGCGCCCGCGGATTCGGAATCGAACGACTACGACGACACCGACTGTTCGCCAGCAACATTTACATGCTCGTACCGCCCTGCGCGTGTGACGGCGGAAAAATCCTGGGCATCTACGGCGACCTCAGCCGAAACGACCGCGACGTCGTCCATTCGAAGCAGAAACGGAACGTGCGACGCGCAGGCGTCCAGTCCGCCCGCGACCTACTGGACTGTCAATGGATGGACGGACCCGAACTATCGCAGGCGATACCGCCCGCCTACACCGAATACATAGGCCGACAGATACACCTAGCCATGTACGGCTGGGAACAACTAGACCTCTTCGCCGAATGATGCTGTCGTACGCCTGTCACGAATGCGGGAAAACGTTCCACCGCTACCGGCTGTCAGGACCAGACCCGCGCTACTGCGGGACCCGCTGTCGCAAACGCGCCCAGCGACGGCGAGACAAGATGTTGCAAATGCAAATACAAACCGAACTCCACGCCCTAGGGCTATGTCCCCAAACCTGTTGCATTTGCAACAATCGGACTACAGTCACGCGCAATGAGTGACAATCCGAACGACCCAGAACCAGTCGACCCCGTCCCCGCCCCGCCGCCAGTCGACCCAGAACCCGACGCCGAACCCGACGCCGAACCCGCGGACGATGACAGCGCTAACCAGTCGGGGTAGTACCACACGCTGGCGAAAGATACGGCTAGCGATACTCACCCGCGACGGCTACGTCTGCCACTACTGCCACAGATACGCCGACACAGTCGACCACGTCGTCGCCAGGGCAGAAGGCGGACAGGACACGCCACAAAATTTGGTAGCCGCCTGTCGACGATGCAACTTCCAGCGTGGGGCTGTCCTAGGCAACACCCGACGACGACCCAGACACGGGTCGTTTTTTGTGGGCAACACACGCCCCGACACCCCGCCTTGTCTCGGATATGTCTCTGAAACCCCAGGTCACAGCCCTGAATCTTCGAGAACCTGGTAATGGTCGCCAGGACTTCGCCAGGTTTGCTGGGTCTGTCGCAGGGTCGCGGGCGGGTCGACGGTTTGGAGACTGTGGCGGCGCTGTTCGGTCACGGTTTGTGGCCCTGGCAGTCCCAGGCGGGTCGTATGGGTCTGGCGCGCAGGGGGGACCGCTGGCGTTACGCCGTGGTCGTCGTGTCTGTCCCGCGCCAGTCGGGGAAAACCCGTTTCGATTTCCTGGTCTGTGTCGACCGTTGTCTCAACCAGCCTGGCGCACAGGTCTGGTACACAGCCCAGTCGCGTACGGACGCGGCGTTACGGTTTCGGGAACTGGTTCGGCTGTTGCGGGCGTCGCCACTGGTCGAAGACCGTCACCGCGGCGAAATCGGTTCGGGCGATTTTCGGGTTCGGTCGGGTATCGGCGACGAAGAAGTCGCATTTAGCAACGGGTCGCAGTTACGCATTTTCGCGCCAGCCGAAGACTCGCTTCACGGGTCCGTCACTGACCTAGTCGTGGTGGACGAAGCCCGATTTTTTGACGCCCACCGCGGCGACGGGCTTATGGCGGCGGCGTTACCGACGCAGGCGACCCGCGACGGTCAAGTGTGGATTACGTCGACGGCTGGTGACGCCGACAGCGGGTTCCTGTTGCGTCAGCTGGAAATCGCCAGGGCGTCGCTGACGAATTCGGGCCATGTCGGGCTATGCGAATGGGGTATCGGCGACGACACGGCGTCTGGGGACCTTCTGGCGACCGTCTGGAAGTGTCACCCCGCCGCGGGTCAGCCTGGCGGACCACGTCGTGAAGCGTTGGCGGTCGCCGCCGACCAGATGCCAGCCGCCCAGTTCGCCCACGAATACGGAAACCTGTGGCGCACAGCGGGCGACGCGCGTGTGTTGTCAGGTGACGCGTGGGCGGCGATACAGGACGACCGTCCGCTACCTGACGGTCGCCCTGTGTTCGCCGCCGACGTTCCGCTGGACCGCGGCGAGTCGCCGATTGTCGCCTGTGTCGACGGGGTCGCCGAACTGGTCGACACGGTCCCCGCTGTCGGGGTCGCCCCGCGGCTGTTGGAACTGGTCGACCGCTGGGACCCGTACGCCGTCGTCGTGGACGCCGCAGGTCCCGCGGGGACGGTCGCCGACAAACTGCGCCCGGTCTGCGACCGTCTGGTCGTTTCGACGACCCGCGATATCGCCGCCGCGTGTGCGATGTTCTACGACGCGGTCGCCGCCCGAACGGTTCGTGTTCGTCCGTCGCTGGTCCTGTCACAGTCGGCGGCGGACGCCCGTAAGCGTCAGGTGGGCCAGTCGTGGGTCTGGTCGCGGGTCGACGGCGGGTCGCCGATTGTGGCGATGTCACTGGCGTTTTGGGGCTGGGACCGCGCCCGAACTATCGCCGCGAATCAACAGCAATGGGTCGCGTTCTAAAGGGGTCGCTATGGGACTGTTCAGCAAACGACAAGTTACGCCAGGCGCGCCGATTGATTCGCCGCGCGGGTCGCGGATACAGGCGGCTGGCCCGAAAGTTCGCACCGCGACAGACGGGCGCGACGTGTTGCTGAACACGCCTGACGGCTGGGAAGTCGACCAGCCCTGGTTGTGGTTCACGGGTCCCGCCGGCGGCGGGCTGGGTCCGTTCGGTAACCCGCTGGTTCCTAGTGACGGCGACCCGTTCGGGCTGTCGAATCAGGCGGGCGTGTCGCGCTGTACGTCGATTATCTGCGACACGATTTCCGGTCTTCCGTGGAAAGTGTTCCGCGGCGAGTACACAGAACTGCCGACGCCCGCCTGGCTTATCGACCCACAGTCGACGCGGGTCGACGGGCGAGTCGTCGACCCTGGGCAAGTGTGGGAAGCGCGACTGTCAGCGGTCGAATTCTGGGCGAACTGGATATGTGCGGCGCTGTGGTTCGGCGACGGTTACGTGTACGCGCCCGTGCGCGATTCGAACGGTCAGCCACAGCCGCCACTGTGGCAACTGCATCCCGCGGACGTCGTTATCGACGGCGGCGACTACTGGGTCAGCGACGTACGCCTGTCGCCTGGGTCTGTGATTCACCTGCGCGGACTGTTGCCGTATTGGGACGGTCACGGACACGGGGTGATTACGACCCACGGTCCCGAACTGGCGTTAGCGGCGACCGTGCGGACGTACGCGGCGGGCGTGTTCAATTCGGGCGTTCCCGCGGGCTACCTGAAATCGTCCGCGCCGACGATGACGCCTGACGACGCGATGAAACTGAAAGCGACATGGTTGGCGCAACACGGCGGCGCGAAACGGTCGATAGCGATTCTGAACGCGACGACGGAATTTCACCCGATTTCGATTTCGCCTGTGGACGCTCAGCTGACGTCGTCGCGGGAATGGTCGCTACGCGATATCGCCCTGGCGTTCGGGCTACCCGCGTACATGCTGGGCATCGCTGGCGATAACAGCACCTACGCGAACGTCGAATCGCGAATGATTGAACTGAACCAGTTCACGCTGTTGCCATGGATTCGCCGAATCGAAAGTGTCCTAGACAGCGAATTTCCCGCGGGTACGTCGCTGAAAATCCGAACCCAGGGACTACTGCGGGCGGACACGAAGTCGCGAAACGAAAGCTACAAACTCGCGCTGGACGCGGGCTGGCTGACCGTCGACGAAGTTCGCGCGCTGGAAGACCTACCACCACTAGTAAGCGAAGGGGTCGCGTAATGAACGAAGTCCTAATGGAACTGCGACGGGTCGACCCCGTCGAACGTGTCGTCGTCGGCGTCGTCGCCCCGTACGACGAAGTGTCGTACCTGACGCCGCATATCGAAGGCGAACGAATCATGCGCGGCGCGTTCACCCGTTCCATCGCCCACCACCGCGGCGGCGTCCCGCTGTTACGGAACCATTCGACAGACCGGAAGCTGGGAATGTCGACAGGGTTCGACGACGGCGACGACGGCCTGGTCGGAACGTTCAAAATCAACGAAGGCCCGCACGGCGACGACCTGTTAGAAGACCTGCGAACAGGCGGACTGGACGCCCTGTCGGTCGGGTTCCAGACGATTCGGGCGACCCGCGGCGACGGCGGTATTCGCGAAGTCCGCGAAGCGCGCCTGGTCGAAGTGTCTATGGTCGCCCTACCCGCCTACCAGGGCGCGGCCATGCTGGCGGTCAGGTCCGCCCAATCGCTAGACGACATTCTCGCCCCGTTCCTGAACCGTCCCGACGTGAACCTAGACCCGCTGCCGGCGATTCTGTATAGTCACGTTCGCTAGTAGTTGCATTTGCAACTACCCGCCTAACTGAATCCGCGGCCCGCATTAGCTCGCCCGCTGGGGTCTAGGCACCTGATGACGGTCAGCCCGCCGCCCAGACGGAAACACCTGTTGCACCTGCGACACGACGAACCCGACACGGGTTCCCTGACGCATGGGAGTACCACAGGTGAAACACGTAACACAGCTAATCGAAGAACGCGATTCGATTACCAGCGAAGTAAAAGCGCTGACCGAACGCGCCGCCGACGAAGGTAAGGACCTGAACGCCGAACAGCTGGCGTACATCGCGACACTGCAAACGCGCGCAAGCGCTATCGACTCGCAACTAGTCACGCATTCGAACATTCTTGATTCGCAGCGGTCGTACGCCGACCTGTTGACGAAGCTGGAACCACGCGAAGAAGTCGCGAAACCAGAACGACGCAACACGTCGCAGAACGTCGAAACGCGTTCATGGGGCGACCTGTTCGTCGAATCGGAAGCGTTCAAGGCGTACGGCGGCGCGGGGACTTCCCAGCGCGCAGTCGTCCCGTTCAGCCTTGAGGAACGCGTCGCTGTGTCGACGGCTGACGGAATTGTCGTCCCGTACATCTTCACGCCCGCCGCGTACACGTACGCGACGCCGCTTATGTCGGTCGTCGGACATATCACCACAGGTTCGAACGCCGTCGAATACATTCGCTGGACGCCGAACCCACAGACCGCCGCGCCGATTGTCGCCGAAGGCGGAATGAAACCAGAAGCGGCGATGACCGCGACGCCGACGTCGGACACGCTCGATACCTACGCCCACTGGAAGGGAATCACGCGACAAGCGCTGGAAGACATTCCCCAGATTCGGTCGATTGTCGAAAACCGTCTAAAGCAGGGAATTATGGTCGCGCTCGAAACGGCGGTCGCTTCCGCCCTGGCGGCTGACGCGAACATTCCGCCCGCGACGGTCCCGGTCGGCGGGACGCTGACGGAAGCGATTCGTGTGGGCGTCGCCACGGTTCAGTCGGGCGGATTCGCGACGCCGAACGCCGTACTGGTCAATCCGCAGGACGCCGCGGGAATCGACATCGCAATGATGCAAGGGACCCTGAACGGCGCTTCGCTGAACGGGACCCTGTGGGGTATCAAAGTGATTCCTGTTCCTGGGCTGGCGGCTGGGACCGCGTACGTCGGCGATTTCAAGGCGGGCGTTCAGATTTTCGACCGTGGAACGACGTCGCTGTATATGACCGACAGTCACGCCGACCTGTTTATTCAGAACATCGTCCTAATTCTGGCCGAAATCCGCGCGCTGGTCGCCGTGACCGAACCAGCCGCTATCGCCGAATGTTCAGTGTCGCTGACCGCGGCGACACAGTCGACGTCGGCTGGCAAGTAACGATGCCCGCGACCGCCGCGTCTGTGCGAATTCACCTAGGCGTCGACCCCGCGTCGACCGTCGACCAGGAAGCACTAGACGCGGCGGTCGCCGCCGCGAACGACGTCGTCGTCATGTGGCGACCCGACCTGACGAAAGACCCAGACGGAATCCTGCTAACTGTGTGGCCCGCCCGTGTCGACCAGGCGGCAGTAATCGAAGCGGCGCGGCTGTACGGGCGACGCGGAAGTGTGCAAGGCGTCGCCGCGTTCGCCGACCTGGGCGTGTCACTGATACCGCGCCTAGACCCAGAAGTTCGGTCGCTGTTGGAACTGGGCGAATACCAGCGTTCGGTCGTCGCGTGACTTCGCCGGCATTCGACCGCGGTCTAGAACTGGTCGACAAACTGGTTTCGGCTGGCATCGTCGCCACGGTCGACCCGCGGTCGGCGACGCCGCCGTGTGTCCTGGTTGGCCCGCCGACGAAACGGTACGACGTCGGCTGTGGGTTTACCGCCGAATGGCAGTTAATAGCGCTGGTTCCTGGTCCTGGGAACGCCGACGCGTTCAAAGCGCTGGACGCCCTAGAGACAGCGGTCGCCGAAGTCCTACCCGTGACACGGTCGACGCTGACTCAGTACAGCCTGACGCCCGACAATCCGTCGCTACCCGCCTACCGAATCGAATACACAGAAGGGGTCTAATCATGGCAATAGTTGAGTCTCGACTAAAGGACGGAATTCTGACGCTGGGGACAACGCCAGAAGACTTTTCGTGTCAGGTCACGAACTGTCGTATCAATTCCAGCTACGACGACGACGGCGACGCCGTGGAGACGCTGTGCGGCGACACGATTCCGCCAGGACGAAAGCTGGGCGGGCGCGCGCTGGCCGGAACGGTTATTCAGGACTGGTCCGCGGCGACAGGTTCGTTTATCGACTATTGCTGGGATAACGACCTGACGGTCGTCGCGTTCAGTTTCACGCCCGCGACAGGAACGGTCCTGACGGGCGACTGTCGTATCGAAGTCCCCAGCGAAACGTACGGCGGCGACGTGAACGTTCGCCTGACGTCCGATTTCGAATTCGGGATTATCGGCGACGTCGTCCGAACGCCCGCCGCCGCCACTACGACACAGGCGACGTCGTCGACGCCGCAGACGGTCGACGCGTGAGCGAAGGCGACCTGACGATTCAAGTCGAAGGACTCGCCGAACTGGCGCGGACGATGAAACGCGCAGGCGTCGACATTTCGGAACTGAAAGACGCCCACACGCGCGCCGCGCAGATAGTCGCCGACAGGGCGACGACACTCGCCCCGCGACGTACGGGTCGACTGGCTGGGAACGTTCGGCCGGCGAAGCAGGTTCAGCGGGCGCGGATTATGGCGGGGTCGTCGGCGGTCCCGTATGCGGGTCCTATCCACTGGGGCTGGCCCGCCCGCCATATCGACGCGAACCCGTTCATATCGAACGCCGCCGTCGAAACACAGGACCAGTGGCTAACCGCGTATCTGGAAGATGTTCAGAAGGCGTTAGACACAGTCAGGGGTACGTAATGGCTTGGCAGACGTTACGCGTCCAGCTGAAAGGCGAAGACCCTGTAGTCGTCCAGACGAACGCGCGTGATTGGGCGGCGGTCGTTATCGACCCGAACAGCCCGAAAGCGCTGGACATGACTTTTCGTGTCGCCCATCACGCGATGCGGCGACTGAACATGACGAACGTTCCGCGTGATTACGACAGCTTCCTAGAAGTGTTGGACGCCATACCGGAAACGGTCGAAGAAGAAGACGCGCAACTGTTGGACCCTACCCAGACGGGTCGCTAGGGCGTACCGCTGTGGGCCTAGCGATTCGGACAGGCGTCCCGCCCGACGCATGGTTAGAAGACACACGCGCCCTAGTGACCGCCGTCGAAATCTTTAACGAAATTGACCGGAAGCGACGCTAGTCATGGCCGCGCCCGCCACCCTGAAAATCGACATCATCGCCGACGCCACGAAGGCGTTAAAGGCGATGGGAATGGTCGAAGACAAAGCGGGGTCGTCGAAACTGTCGGGACTAGGCAAGACCGTGACGGGCGCGCTCGGGACCGCGGCGATAATCAGTTTCGGGAAAGCGTCCGTGACCGCCGCGCAAGAATCAGCGGTCGCGACCGCCCGACTAGACAGCGTGTTCGCGTCTATGGGCGACACGACAGGCGAAGCGTCGAAAGCCGCGCAGGATTACGCGTCGTCGCTGTCCGCGCGTATCGGCGTCGAAGACGAAGCGATAATGGCGGGACAGGCCCAGTTAGCGACGTTCGGCGCGGTATCCGACGCGACGGCGCGACAGGCCGGAATTTTCGACAGGGCGACACAGGCGGGCGCTGACCTGGCGGCGACAGGGTTCGGGTCTATCGAATCGAACGCCGTCGCGCTGGGCAAGGCGCTACAGGACCCGACAAAGGGAATGTCCGCGCTAGGTCGCTCGGGCGTCACGTTCACAGACGCCCAAAAAGAGTCGATAAAGCAGATGCAAAAATCGGGCGACCTGTTGGGCGCGCAGAAGGTCGTACTAGGCGCGGTCGAATCACAGGTGAAAGGGACCGCCGAAGCGACCGCGACGTCGACCGCGAAAATGGGCGTCAAGTTCGGCGAACTGCAAGAAACGATAGGCAACAAACTGCTACCCGTTATCGACAAAGTCGTCGGGTTCTTCACGAAGTACATGGACCTGCTCATACCGCTAGGCGGCGTCATTCTGGGCGTCGTCGTCGCCGTGAAGGCGTACGAACTGGCGTCGAACTTGGCGGCGGTCGCGCAGGGCGTGTGGAACGCCGCGCAGGTTGTCTTTAACGCGGTCATGGCGGCGAACCCGATAATGCTCGTCGTCCTGGCGATAGCCGCGCTGGTCGCCGCCGTCGTCATCGCCTACAACAAAGTCGGCTGGTTCCGCGACTTCGTCGACAAATCCTGGGACGCCGTCGTGAAGGCGTTCGACGTGTTGAAAGACGCGGCGGTCGCCGTGTTCAACTGGATAAAGGCGAACTGGCCGCTACTACTCGCGATTCTGACTGGCCCGTTCGGAATCGCCGTCGCCCTAATCGTTAGCAACTGGGACACGATAAAGGCGGGCGCGACCGCGGTCTGGGATTGGGTCAAGGGCAAGTTTGACGCGCTGGTTTCGTTCTTTCAGGGTTTGGGGTCGACCGTGGGCGCGGCTATCGGCGCGGTCGTCGACTGGATAAAAGCGCCGATACAGGCGGC